GATGATACATCAGAAGATAAACCAAAAAAGAAAGAAAAGAAAAAAGACGATGATACTCATATAGATAAAGATATACAAGAGTATATTGATAAACTTACTGAAAAGGGATATAAGATTAGATATGCATATTCTGGTAAAGAGATAAAGAGTGACGATGCTAAATCATTAAATACCGATGCAAGAATTATGTTTGATAATAAATATCCATTTGAAGATGGTCCAGAGGGATGGGATTTAAGAGAAGTTGATAAATGCTCATATCTTGATATAAATAATCATGATGAGGAAGATTCATCTGAAGATGATGATAAGAAGTCAAAAGACGATAAAGATGATAAAAAAGAAGATAAGTCATTTGATGATTGGAAGAAAGAATATCTTGAGAACTTAAATACATGGATAGAAAATCTACCAGAGAGTTCTAAAGAAGGTTCTAAGAAAGAAGATGATGCTGTTACTGAAGCTTTATTAGATAATATGGATTTAGATTATTGCTATAATCTGATGCTTGAATCTATTAAAGATTATTTATAATTATAAAAAGTATTAACTTAGATAAGATTTAATTTAAATCTTATCTAAGTTAATTATTTATAGTATGTAATAAATCTAATATGGAAATAGGTGAGTGCACGTCTCCATTTCCATAATTACTATTATGTTGTATTAGTTATATTTTAAAATAACCCCTGGAAACACAAAGATAATACGATACAGAAAGGAATACCTTATATATGAGCGATTTATTTCGTACTATTATGGAAGGTCAGATAGAGGAAAATATATCTGAAGATTTAGATATCTATACTGAAGCTGTTAAAGCAGAAAAGATAGATTATCTTAAAACCTATCCAAAACAAATATTTTTACCTTTTGGTAGTATTAAACGAGATAGAGGAAATGTAGCTATGCTATATACTCATTCTCTACAAGAGTCTATAGATATTATAAATAATAAAGATAATTGTATAGGTGGTATAAATTATCCTCTTTATTATTTTAATATGCTATATCAAGGAAAGATATATACTAAGAAATTTAGATATAGATTAAGTAAAGAAAGAAAAGAGTTATATGAAGAGATTAAAGATAAAACTAATTTAATTCCTAAGATTAAATTAAGTAATTCATTAGCTGATAATAAAAATCTTTATTATGATTTATATAAGTATATAGAAATATTTAGAAGTTTAGCTTTTAAAGTAATCCCTTTGAAATATATAGAGTTATATTGGGATTATATGAAGAAAATTTATAATATAGATTTTCCTAATAGAAAAACTAAGTTTATAGTATGTAACTTGAATAATTATAAACTTAGTAAAAAGCTAAAAGAGAATTTAGATAATCCTCTTTATATAATTTTCTTTACTCTATATAAGAAACCTGAGTTATTAAAGGATATAGATATTGATTATTACTTCTATGTAAAAAATAGAGTATTAAAAGTTAATCCTTCTTTATTAGATGAAAAATCTTATTTAAAACTTAAAATAGAGATGAATAAGATAATGAAGAATGTAGTACCTGATGAAACTATAACTATATCTACTGATGAGAAAGAAATAACACAGAGTGAAATAGTTGCTAATGCTGTAGTGGCATTGAATACTGTTGTTAAAGTAGATAAAACACCAGATACTATTACTAATGATGAAGAATTAAAAGAATTAACTAAAGAAGATGAAGTAGATAAAGAATTAGAAGTAGTAGCAAAAAAGAGTGTTGAAGAAGTTACTAATAAGATTGACCCTACTGAAGTACCTGAAGATGATGTAAATGTACAGGTAGCTAGTAATATTAAAAAAGAAGTAGAAGATAATCATGATCTTCTTAAGAAGATTTATTATCAGAATAAGAATGGTGATAAAGTAGAGAAATCTACAGCTTCTACTGCTAGAGATGAATTACTAAGAAAGAATCAAAAAAATCTTAAAGTAAAAAATATGACACTAGATAAAATTATTAGTGTTAAAACTAAGGATGTAAAAATTCCTATTACTGATGTATCAGATCAATTAACTACTACAAATACTCATATGGATAAAATTAGATATGATAATCTTGATACTACTTATATCAAAGATGTAATGCAGAAAGATATAATGGATGCTTTCTTAGCATTGAATGATAAATCAATTCCATTATTTATAAGAGATATTAAAGTAGAAGATACATCAGATGAGTTAAACTATAAAGATACTTATACTATCTATATGGAAGATGGTAATAGAAATAGACACACTGTAAAAGTAGATATACCTAAATTTATAGATAATAGATTTTTGTATATAGGTGGAAATAAGAAAGTTATTAAACATCAATCTTTCTATTTACCAGTAGTTAAAATAGCTCCTAATAAAGTAGAGATAGTTACTAATTATTCTAAGATGACTATTGAAAGAGAAGATGGTGTAAATAGTTCTTCTGTAGATAGAATGAAGAAACTAGTAGTAGCTAATAAAGATAAATTAGGAGATGCATTTAAAGTTGGTTATGAATTCCCTAATAATAAGAAATTTATTACTACTATAGAATATGATCAGTATAGTAAATTATATACTTCATTTAAGTATAAAGGAAGTATGATATTCTTTAATCAAGCTACTGCTATTCAATATGCAGAAGATAATAAAATTACTATACCAGAAAATCATATCTTTATAGGAATAGTAAAAGGAACTCCAGCTTTTATAGATATAGATAAACAGACTACAGATGATGATAGAAATATAACTGATTTGATTGTATCTTGTCTACCTCAAGAATTAGAAACTGAATATCATAAAACTAAATCTGCTAAGAGAATGATGTTCGCTAAAGTAAAGATAATGAGGCAGAATGTATATGTTGGAATGTTATTAGGATTCTGGGCAGGACTAAGTAAATTACTACAGTTAATGAAAGTTAATTACAGAGTAGTAGATAAGATAGAAAAAGAATTAAAATCAAATGAAGAATATATTAAATTCAATGATTGTATTCTTATATATGAACAAAATATTCCTATATCATTAATTCTTAATGGATTTAGAATGTTTAAAACTGAGAAGTATTCTATGGCGTCATTTGATACTAAAGAACCATACAGCGATTATATTCTTAAAGTATATGGTAGTGCTATTACAGAAAATGCTTTGATGAACTTCTATGAATTCGTATTAGACCCAATTACAATAGATGTATTAGAGCAATTAGAGCTACCTACTAATATAATTGATTTATACATTTATGCTATTAATCTATTGGCAGATTCACAATATTCTGCTCAGATAGATCAGAGATTATCAAGAATAAGATGCGGAGAAATAATACCAGCTATTCTTTATGAAAGATTAGCAAAGAATTATGTAGAATATAGAAATAGTAATGGTGCTAAAAAATATACAGTACCGCAAAATGCAGTAATACAAGAAATATTAGCACAAAAGACAGTAGAGGATTATTCTACTCTTAATCCTACATTAGAGATGGAGCAGTTACATGCAGTATCTACTAAAGGATTTAGAGGAGTAAACTTGGATGATTCTTATACTATTGAAAGAAGATCTTATGATAAATCAATGACAGGAATAATAGCAGCAAATACTTCTCCTGATGGTGGAGTAGGTGTATCAAGAACTCTAACTATGGAACCTCAGATAACTAATATTAGAGGTATAGTAGAAGATACAACCAATACATTTGAAAAGCTAGATGATGTAAATTTATATTCAGCTGGTGAAATGACAATGCCATTATGTAATGCTATCGACGACCCAAATCGCTTGGGTCACGCAATAGAGTTTGTTGCGTATAAACCTCTTTAATTGCTGGAAACTCTTTAGAGCCTTAAGTACCATAGTGTAACAATCTTAAGGATTAGACAATCAGCAGCCAAGACTTATATTTGTATAAGTAAGGTTCAACGACTATCGAAAGTATAACTTATAAGAAATATATAAGAGAATAAATGAGTAGAGTACACGAAAGTGGAAACGGGAGGCATTATATATTCGGTAATAGAATATATAATGAAGATATAGTCTGACTACACAGAGATGTGATAGATTAACGAAAACAGTCGAAGCATGTTATTCCTGTTAAGAAATCTTCACCAGTTCTTATTTCAAATGGAATGGAAGAATCTTGTAGATTTCATGTAACGTCTAATTTTGCTATTAACGCAGAAGAAGATGGAACTATTGTAGATTATGATGAGAAATCAGGAATGATGATAGCTAAATATAAATCAGGTAAATGTAGAGCTATTGATTTATCACCTAATATAGTAAAGAATGGTGGTGGCGGTTTCTTCTTATCTAATCAACTAGAAACTAAATTACAAGATGGTAGTAAGTTTAAACAGAATGATGTATTAGCATATCATAAAGACTTCTTCACTAATGATGAATTTAATAACTGTAGAATGAATATGGGTACATTATGTAAAGTAGCTTTGATGTCATCATATAATACTCATGAAGATGCTACATTTATTACTGAGAAAATGTCACAAGATTGTGCTACAGAGATGTGTTTCTGTAAACCAGCTACTGTAGGAAAAAACTCTAATGTATTTTATATTGCTAAAAAGGGACAAGAAATAAATATAGGGGACCCTTTAATACAGTTTGATACATCATATGAAGATGAATCAATAAATACATTATTGGCAAATCTTGGTGAAGAAGATAAAGAGAATATATTAGAGGGAGCTAGAAATGAGATTAAGTCTAAATATTCAGGTATAATAGAAGATATTAAAATATATTCTACTGTAGAATTAGATGATTTATCTCCTTCTTTAAAAACTATAGTAAGTAAATATTATAGTGAAATAAATAGAAAGAAGAATTTCTTAAATAAGTATGATCCAGAAGCAAAGGATAGTGTAGTTAAGTGTGGTATTCTTTGTAATGAAACAAGTTCTAAGATAGACCCTAATATGTATGGTGTTATTAAAGGACAGAAAGTAGAAGATGGAGTTCTTATAGAGTTCTATATTAAACATACAGAACCATTGGAAGTAGGAAGTAAGATAGCTAACTATACAGCTCTAAAGAATACTGTATGTGAAATTATTCCAAAAGGATATGAACCATATAGTGAATATAGACCTGATGAAGAAGTATCTACATTTATTGCTACTAATTCTATTCTTAACAGAATGGTACCAGCTATTCTTTATGTTACATTAGGAAATAAATGTATTATAGAATTAAAGAGACATCTTGAAGAGATATATGATTCTAAGAATATTAGTAAATGTAGACCTAAGATGGAAAAGATGATTTATTCATTCTTTGATGCATTTGATAAAACAGGAGCTAATACAAAAAAATATTCAAGTAGATTTAAACCAATGAGTGATCAGATGTTTAAGAGATACTTTGATGATTTCTTTAGTAATGAAAATGCTTATCTTATTTTAGACATAGTAGATTATGAAAGAAGAATTACTATGGATGATATAGAAGCTGCTGCTAAAGTATTAGATGTACCATTATATGAGAATGTAGTAACTCCTTTTGCTACTATGGATAAAGAGAATGCTGTTGTTACACAAACACCTGTACCAGTAGGATATCTTAATGAGAAAAGAACTCAGCAGACAGTAATGAAGAAGAATGGTATTAGTACAGATATTAGTGAAAGATCTGCTATTACTAATCAGGTTACTGGTAAAGATAAGAATGGTAGAGAGTCTGATTTGGAGAATATAATGCTTATTAACTGGGGATTACCTAATGTATTAAAAGAATTAAATTCTGCTAGATCTGATGACTCTGTTATGAAACAACAGATGCTAAGAGATATAGCATTGAACGGATATACTAAACTGGAAGATATGGAAGATGATGTATTTAATAAAACAACTTTAAATGCTGTAGATACATATATGCTAGGAATGGGACTTAAGTCTGATTTAGTAACGAATGGATTAATGCTTCCAAAGACAATAAAAGAAGAATTATAAAAAAAGAAAGTCCTTATATGAATTCATATAAGGACTTTCTCCAATTAATCAGTAGTTGGGAAGTTATAACCAAAGAATTTAGAGAATTCATCTAATAATTCTCTAAACTCACATAATGGAAATGGATTACCGATGATAAACTTTTCTCCATTAATAACACCCCAGTTAATAAATTTATCACCAAAATACATACTGATTTCATAATCATCACCATCTAAATCAGTTTCATTTACTTGACATCTAACACCATTATACTCAAATGTATAATCACTACTATAATCACTCTTTGTTTTTACTAGATTCTCAAACATAAGACTCCTTCTTTAGTACTATCTTATTTTTTTTTATGATGTATATATCGACTTGTTTATCGGTATATCGTAACCAAAAAAGTCATGGAATTCTTTTAAGAATTTCTTATATTCTTTTACAGGGAAATCATCTCCCTCACAGAACATTTTGTTATCAATGCATCCCCAGCTAATGCATTTATTCCCAAAATGTAATGTAGTTTCATAGTTGTCATTATCCATACGTAGCTCACTAACTCTACACCCAATCCCTTGGAAGTCAAAACTATATTTTGCACCACGATTAAATACATCAGATACCAAATTCTTAAACATAAAATACTCTTTCTCCCCGTTAAGCCTGTTAGGACATCTCAAAATTATTATTATTTTTATTAATACATAGAAATAGTATATTAATATTTTTTTTTTGATATTGGTATAAAAAAAAGAAACTCACTAGAAATTAATCTAGTGAGTTTCTTAAACTGCTGATAGTATTGAGATTCCTTATAGAATTGGAATCTCAATACCGAACTTTTCTTTGAAAGCTTCTACAAATTCATTATCACGGTCCTTCTCGAATGTAGTATCTGTATCCCACCATTCAATTCCATTAGACCAAGTTGCGAAACCATTCCAATAGATATGGAATATATTAGAACTTGCCAATGATGTAATAGCAAATCTACCTTCAATATCATTGAAAGTAAACTTTACAACTTCCAAAGCTGAATCCGTGTTTACTTCTTTCAACTCCTGATTAACTACAACCAATTCTTTCATTTTAGTCTCCTTTCATTAAGACAAATATATTTTTTATTATTACACGAAAATGATATATATATATATCTAAAATACGGATATAAAAAAAGAAGCTCAGTAGAAATTAATCTAATAAACTTCTTAAATACTGGTATAGATAATTCCTTACTTTAAAGGAATCTCTATACCAAACTTCTCTGCAAATGCTGTCAAAAACTCTGAGTAATGGAATATGTCATCAACATCTTCTTTGAATGTATTCTGACTTATAGTTTTATACCTATTCCAAGCAGCATATCCTAGTCTATAATATACATCATTAGACTGTAAACCACAGAGAGTTAGAGATGTGAAAGTACCTTCAAATTCATTGAAAGTAAATCTTACTACACGGAATGAACCAACCTCATTCTCTTCCTTAACAACATCACTAATTACAACTAAGTCTTTCATTTTATTTCTCCTTTGAAATATATTTTTTATTATTACACGAAAATGATATATATATATATCTAAAATGCGTATTATAGAAATTACCCCTTAAAAACATAGGCTTAATATACACTTTGAAAGAAAGGTGAAATAGATGGCTGTTAGAAGAAATCGTAAACTAGATGTAGAGAGTTTAACATCTTCTGTAGATTCTGATCGTTCCTTTAAAAAGCAACTAATTAATATTAATAATTTAATTGGTCAAGCTAACTTATCTCTTTATGGAACTGATAGAACTTCAGATGTTGATTCTCTTAACGATAAATTTAATGCAATATTATCTAATGAGTTAACTGGTATTACTGGAAAGGATGATAATGAAATTACATCTTTTCTTAATCAGATAGTATCTACAGATAATAAGTATAAAGCTACTGAAGATATTCTAAATAATCAGTTTGGTGATTTAACGGGTAATGAATATTCTACTATGCAATCATTTATTTATGATGCATATAGAAATAGATTATTACAGCAATCTGATTTACATGAAGTATCTTCTCAGTTAATTGAATTATCAGAAGCTATAATGATTACTAGGGATGCTATTATTTCTGCTGATACTGTAGAAGGTAGATTGAATAGATCATTAAAGTTTGATAATATTGATGAAGATGAAATTGATAATTATACTTCTTTAGTAGAAAATATGGAATTGAAGTTTAAGTTATTAGAAAAAATAAAAAACTTCATTATTCCTAAAACTCTGGAATATGGAGAGTACTATGTGTATGTAGTTCCATATTCTGTATTATTTAATAAATTTCATCAACAAAAAACAAGAAATCTTTCTAATAGTGGTATTCTCAAAAGATATAATGAATCTACAGTATTAGAAGGATTTACTAATGTAAGAAAAGATAATAAGCTTTCTGATTTAGATGTATTCTTAGAAGATTGCTATAAGAAGTTTAATATACAAGAAGAAACTAAGAGTAGTAATGGTTTAAATAAAGAAGTTAATAAAATAAATAAAGATGAATTTAAAAAAGACTTAAAGAATATAATGGAGAATATTATTATATCTACTGACGAAATTCCTATTCCATTCTTAGAAGAAGGAATAGAGTCAATAGAATATCTTAATAATCAAAATAATTCTGTAGTTACTGAAGATAATAACTTATTTAAAAAAGTTATTAGAAATAATAAATCTGATGGTGGTGTTAAGATTAATAAGAAAGGGGAATATGATGATATTGGTGATTGTTATTTAAAGATGATAGAACCAACTAGAATTATTCCTATTCAGATTATGAATACTACACTAGGATATTATTATGTACAAGATGAAGATATTACTCCATTATCAGGAGCTGTTTCATCATCTCTTTATTTTAGTAGGTTTAATGAACACAGTAGACAGCAAACTATTATTGATAGTTTAGCAGAAAGAGTTGTACAGCAATTCAATAAACCATTCTTAAAAAATAATTTAAAGTTTAAAGAAGCTATAGTAGATTGCTTTAATTATTATAACTTAAATGAGAATAGAATAAGAATGCAATTTATTCCTGCTGAATATATAATACAATTTAAAATAGATGAAGATATTAATGGTAATGGAACATCTATGATTAAGAAATCATTATTCTATGCTAAGTTATATTTAATGATTTTATTATTTAAGATTATGAGTATTATTATGTATAGTAATGATCAGAAGATTAGCTATATAAAACAATCTGGATTAGATAAGAATTTAGCTAATAGAGTACAAGAGATAGCAAGATTACAACAATCAAGACAAATCAATATTTCTGATTTATTTTCTTATACTACTCTTATTAATAAGGTAGGTAATGGTAATGCAGTTTATATGCCTACTGGTAGAAGTGGTGAAAGACCCATAGAAACAGAAATATTATCAGGTCAGGATGTTCAGTTAAATAATGACCTATTAGAGATGTTAAAAAATGCTTATATTACAGGTACTGGTGTCCCAGCTGCTATTTTGAATTATCTTAATGAAGCAGATTATGCTAAGACAGTAGAACAGAATCATTCTAAGTTTAATGCTAGAGTAATTAATTACCAATTAGATTTTAATCCTATTATTACTGAGATGTATCAGAAGATAATGAGATGGTCTACTAATATAGGTGAAGATAAAATATCTAATTTCACTTTTACTCTACAACAACCAAGGTCAGTATTAATGAATGCTAAATCTGAGTTAATAGGACAATATAATTCATTAGCAGAATTCTTAGTTGGATTATATTATGAAGATCCAGGTTCAGCTGGTGACCCAGAAAATCTTAATGCTCAAATAAGAGAGTTTAAGAAGTTATTAGCAAGAGATCAATTACCAATGATTCAATTTGATGATATTGAAGAATTGATTAATAAAGCAACTCTTCTTAATAAAGAGAGAAAACTCAAACCAGATCCAAAGAATGGTAATGATGGAGATGATGATGGTTTAGATGAAGTGGATGATGATTTAGATAATCTTCATATGTAAGAAATATTAAATACTAGAGGAACATACAAAATTCCTCTAGTATTTAACTTTTTTATTTATTTACTTTATCAGCAATTTTATTAAGAACTGGAGATTTAGACTTTCTAAGTCTATTAAAGTAAATCTTCATTCTCTTAACTGCCTGTGTATGATACTTCCTATCAAGCTTAGCTCTAAGAACCTTTCTGAACTTCATAAGCTTCTTAAGCTTTCTATAATCAGCGTCATTGTTAGCAGCAGCACATACATTTATTGCAAGTGCATAAAGCTGTTTCTTCTTTGACTCAGCATCCAATCTAATCATCATTGGCTTATTATACTTAGCTTCTGAGAAGTAACTATCATCGTCATCTTCAGAATATGACTCAATAATCATCTGTACATCACTATCTGTCATGAAACCTTCTCTAATAGCTGTATCTGATTCATTCTCTACGAAATCCCTCTTCTCATCTGAGTTAAGCTCATCATTAACAAGAAGTGTAGTAGCAGCCATTGACATCATATCATCAGCTTCCATCTCTGCATCAGAATCCAATTCCTCTTCATCCGCATCTCCACCGATTTCATCATCGAGTTCACCACTAAGTTCTCTATCCAAATCTGCAAGATCTTCATCATCCAAATCATCAACATCATCTAGTGCTGAAAGGTCTGAAATATCATCAGTACCTACATCATCTGATGCACCATAATCATCATCGTCATCATCATCGTCATCATCGCCGTAGCTAGAATATCTTCCACTGAAAGCATCCTCAGCATCGTCGTCATTATAACCATAATCGTCATCATCTTCCTGATACTGCTTATTTGGTTCAACACCATCAGCCTGTACAAACTGATCATCAATATCTGAATATTTATCTATATCGTCTGCTTCAAAGAAATAATTTGACTTAGATGGTAGTGGTCTTGAAAGTAACTCATCAATTCTACTCATTTTATAGTAGTCCACCTTTCTTAAAATAGTTCATAATTATTTATGTGTTTCAGGAACTAAAAAACTTCTACGACTAATTCGTTGGTATGTACCCAATTATCTCGTGTATAATCATACCCTGCCTTCCATTTAGTAACTATTGTTATTAGTCCAAGTTCAACATATCCATCAGAATGATATCGATCTCCAGTAGTCTTATCCCATATAATACATCTAGCAAAGCCATCAGTATTTTGATAATCCTCTATAATGAATTGATATACATGACCTTGGAATTCTAATATTCTTTCATTACTCCTGAAAGCATCCATAAAAGATTTTATCATATCTATACCCTTTCATAAGTATAAATTTATGTAAATGTGCATATATTACTTGGTATAATCACTATTACAGGTAAATAAATTTAATAAAGTAAGGACTTAATTGATTATGGAAACAAATGCATTTATAGAGAAATATGTGGATTCAATGAAAGATGTAATGATAAAGATGAATCCAGATTTAGATGAAGATAAAATAGAAAAGGTTATAAGAGATACAATAGAAAAAAAGATACAAAATCCAATTGTTATATTGGATAATAATTATACAAGAGAAAGTAGAGATACTAATTTATTATCAGTATTAAATTGGGTAGAGAATAAAAATCCTATTATTGCTGGTAATGGTACATTTTATAGAAATCAGCATATTGCAATGAACCCAACGGCTGTCATGCTTGATAATTTTGCATCTCAAAGAAAAGCATATAAGAAAGAGATGTTTTCTGTAGAGAATACATCAAGTAATGAATATAAAGATTTAGATAGAAAGCAGAATAATGAGAAGATAAACATGAACTCATATTATGGTGCAAGTGGATTACCATCATCTGCATTTTATAGTAAGTATAGTGGACCAGCAACAACACATACAGCTCAAGAAGTAATATCATCAGCAGAAATGTTATTTGAAGGATTTCTAGCAGATAATTATATCTTTTTAAATACTACTGAGTGTATTGAATGGATTACTACAGTAATGAAAGATTTTGAGTATTGTGATGATTTCATTAAACAACATTCATTATCTGATGTTGCTAATAGGTTATACGATTCTATATTAGAACCTGATGAAACTTCATATGAGGTATTATCAGATTATTTGTATTCATATAATGAAGAAGAATTATCATTTATTTATTATAAGAATAATATATTTGAATTTATTGGTGACCATGAAATAATTAAATCATTATTCTATTCAATATTTGCTAATATAAATAATTTATCTTATATAGATAAAGATAATACTGATTGGTTTATTGAGATACCAGAAGAGTATAGGAATGATTTTATTGGTAAGACTGTTAAGGATTGGAATAAATTTGTTAATAAAGAATATTTTATGGATCCATCAAGTCCACCAGAAGTTATAAGTACTGAATTATATAAACTAACAGAATATATGACAAAATATGTCTACTGTAGATATTTATCGTTTGATAGAATATATAGACATAGAAATTTTAAAAGAAGAGTAGTAACTGTAATTGATACAGATAGTAATATCTTATCTATAGATACATTGATTAATTACATATTTTCGTTTATAGATAAAGATGGATTTGATAGACCAATAATGAATAATGAATTTATCTGTATTAATATTATGGCATTTATTATCACTCATATAATAGAAAATTTATTATTGTATTTTGGTGAGAATTCTAATATACCTGAAGATTTTAGACCTAACTTTAATATGAAGAATGAGTTTTATTTTTCTAAGTTAATAATAGGAAGTGCTAAAAAAAGATATATAACAAAAATACTATTAAGAGAGGGTAATCTATTAAATCCACCTAAATATGATATTAAAGGATTTGATTTTAAGAAATCTACAACTTCAGAATATTGTGAAGAGAAGTTTATGGGGTTGGTTAAGAAATACTTAATAGAGAATGATGGAGATTTCGATATAAAAAGTATGCTTAGGGATATATATGTATTTAGGGACGAGATAATAGATTCTATTAAAAACGGCGAGAATATATATTTACCAACTGCATCGGTTAAAGAAATGGCTTCATATGCAAATCCTTATTCAGAAGCTTCTGTTAGAGGAACTACTGCATGGAACATACTAAATCCAGATAGTCAAGTAGAAATACCATCAAGAGTTAGTATATTAAAATTAAATATATTTAAGCCTGATGATATTAATAACTTGCGTATAACAAATCCTCATGAATATTCAGTAATAATGGATTCTATATTTAATGATACAACAGGAATGTTTGTACAGACTAATAGTAAGGGTGAAACAAAAATAGTTGGAATGAATGTAATAGGAATTCCTCAAAATACAAAAATACCTAAATGGTTAGATCCTTATATAGATTATAAAACTATTGTAAATAATATTCTAAGTCCATTTGTACCAGTATTGGAATTATTTGGTATTAAGACATTAGATGAGGGTAAAACTATAGGTAGTATAAATAGGAAGACTAGTGCAATTTCAAATATAATAAAATTCTAATAGAGATATATATCATTTATTAGTAACCAAAATAAAATTAAAAAAGGAGATTGGTAAAATATGGAAGTTGAGTTGAAACAACTAACGACAGATACTAATGTGATAGGACAATATGAGCATACATATGTATTGTTTGTATATCATGGATGTATGGGTAGTCTTTATGCATCAAAAGATAAAATAAATAATGACATAGTTGTGCTAGATATCAATTGGGTTAATTGTAGTTGCCATTTAGGTAGTGAGATAAGAGACTCTAGTAAGAAAAATTCTTTTACTGAGAATGAAAGGATTATAATAGAGGAATTATCCGAATTACTAGAATTAGACTTGGTAAATATCGTATTTGCTTAAATTGGATTATAGATAGGATTTTTATTAATCCTATCTATAATCATTTATTAAAGGAGGAAAAAAATGAAATCAAAAGAATTAGTTAAAGAGTTAAAAGAGATTTATAATAATCTCAATAATGAAGAAGTATTACATAAAGCTGTTAAAATGCTTGGTAGTAAAGATTTTCAAAATCTTAAATTATCTTTATTTAAAAATTTAGATAATACGATAGATGATGAGAGTATGAAGTTATTGAAATATATCTTAAAGATATGCAATTATATATACAATAACACTTCATATGGTACAGGATTGACAGATTCTGAATATGATATACTATTATCACATTATCAGAATATTACTGGTAATAATATAATCACAGAACCTATTATGAATACTGACAGTACTGGTAATCATACTTATACATCATTGAGAGGAACTTTAGATAAGATATATAAAATCACTGAAGATGATATTGTTAGAAATAAATCACAAAGTACTTTAGATGAGTGGATACTTAAAACCCAGAATAGATATAAAGATAAAACTGGTGACGATATAAACCTATTAGATGAAGAAGTTTATATTATGCCTAAGTTTGACGGTATATCTTGTGTATTTGAATGTGATGAAAGTGGTAGGGTTATTAAAGCTTTAACTCGAGGTGATACTGAAAGGAATATTGCTAATGATATTACTCCGTTATTAAAAGATGCTTTTATTAGTCATAATTGTAAAGGTATTAATCATGGAGTTAAAACTGAAATAATGATGACTGATGATAATCTTGAGAGATATAATAAAGACCATGATACAGATTATAAGAATACTAGGTCTATAGTAGCTGCTATATTGAATAGTAAAAATTCTACTAAAGAAGATATTGAATATTTGACTATAGTACCATTAAGGTACTCTTATATTGAAAGCGGTAAAGAGTCTTTACAATATATTCCAGTAGAATTTTTAGAATATCCTCATATAGAATGTAAACTATCTGAGATAGATAAAATTCATGATTTTGCATTATCTCATAAATCTGTATATCCAGGATTAAGATGTGATGGTTGTGTTATTATTTTATCAGATACAAATTTGCAAAAAATATTAGGTAGAGATAATGATATTAACAAATATGAAGTTGCATTTAAGTATACCGAAGAGATAGGATATTCAAAAGTAAAAGATATTGAATTTACTACTGGATTATTTGGTAGATTAAGTCCTGTTGTTGTATTTAAAGATATTAAGTTAAAAGGTAATACTATAAACAAAGCATCGTTAGGTTCTTATAAGAGATTTAAAGAACTAGAATTATGTAAAGGAGATGTTGTAAAAGTAATATATGATATAGTCCCATATATTGAATATGATGACACTGACCCATCTTGTAGTAGAAGTGGTAATAAACCTATTAAAGCTCCTGATAATTGTCCAGAATGTAATGAACCATTAGAATTAGAAGATGATGATAATGGTGAATTAAATATTCTAAGATGTACTAATAAAAATTGTCCTTGTAGAATAAGAGGTAAAATATTAAACTTCTGTCAGAAGATGGATATAGGAAATATTTCATACAGTACTATATCAGATTTATATAATGAAGGATTACTAAGATCCATACAGGATTTATATAAGTTATGGGATTATACTATTGCTATGAAGACTATAGATGGATTTGATGATAAGAGAATAGATTCTATATTATCTGAAATAGAAAATCATATGGAAGTAGATTTACCTACTGTAATTGGTGCTATTGGTATAGAAGGATTTTCATTAAAGAAATTTAGAGTAATATTTGATTATATTTCATTATACGAATTAATTAAATACTCTAAAGAAAATAATATTTATGTTTTTATGAGTATTCCAGGAATTAAAGAAAAAAGTGCTCAGAAATTAATAGATGGAGTAATGGAGAATTTAGATTTAATAGAATTTATTAAAACAAATTTTATTATTAAAAAGAGTAAAAAATCTAAGAGTGATTTCACTGTTTGCTTTACTAAAGTGAGAGAAGATGATGAACCTGGATTAAAAGAGTTTATAGAGAATAACGGTGGGGTAATTGATAATGATTCATTTACTAAAAAGACAGATATATTAGTTATCCCATATGAAGGTGTAATATCAAGTAAAGTAGATAAAGCTGTTAAGTATAATATTCCTATAGTTACTATAGATAAATTAAAAGAATATATTTCTAACAACTTTAAATAAAGAAAGTGATGCTTGAGCTCACGTACTCAAGCATCGACAAATTTATTTATCAAGGAGGTTTTCATGTCAATTTCGCGACAAAAAGTAGTCACAGGGTAAGTGTGACAGCAAAACAGTAAGCAAGAACCACAAATGTAATCAAGGACTTTGTGTTGTAAGCTTTCAGTTACTTTGTACTATAATGTAGATATAAAATAAATCATAACTACATTAATGGTATGTTGTATATATTTACATATTATTTTAAAGTAGCCAAACAATAATATTTTTCAATAAGAAAGGAAGTCAAATGGGAAAAGTAAGTATTGATGAGAAAGTAGCTAATACAATAGAGAGTATTAAAGAGTGTATTGCACTTTCATGTAATGTAAAGGAGTTTGATGTTACATTAGTAAAGAAGATTAATCCAAAAGATGGATCTATGGGTACAGTAAATGCAATATTTAAAAAGAAAGGAGATAATAGAACAACAAGACAGTTGACTGTATCATTAGATGTAGATAAAAGAACTGGATTAAGTCACATAGTAATATTGAATGTGGATAAGCTAAATACAAATATCTTATTCAATACAACTGGAGATAATCCTATTGCAAAGATAGAAAAGTATCTTCCTAATATAGTTTCATCAACACAGGCTATATTATCAAAGACATCAAAAGTAACTCTTGTAAGGAAATAAGTATGATTAGTGATGAATTAATCAACAAGGGTAAAGAATTATTTCGACTGATAGATGATATAATGAGTAGAAGAGTTAATTATATTGGAGTCGGAAGTGATACAAAGAAGTTATACAAACCATATGGTGATGCTGATGATATTGGTACATTCACTATATCCATATCGTTTTTCAAGGATAAAGATGATGAATATATGAATCTATCATATATAATGGCTGGTGATAATGATGATAATGGAATAACTAGGTTTAACATAAATGTAGACCTACCATCAGATTTTAAACCAGAAATAACTTCACTAGCTGTAACAGATACATGGCTGGGTGAAGAAAAGAATATACAAATAATAAAGTAAGAGAGGTAAAAAGTAATGGATGAGAAATATTTAAATGATTATAATGAATTTGTGGTTGAGGATGAAGAGCATATAATTCCAATTTGTTCATCGGCAATAAAAATATTATATGAGAAGTTTAAAGTTCCTCTAAATGACCCTAAGTTAATAGCAGTTATTGTAGAGAGGACATATAAGGTTATCATAAATACTCTCAAATCATACGAGAGTAAGTTAAGTGAATTTAAGCTTAATATATGTGATAGACTTGAAATTGGTTATACTACTAATACATCGGATGATGATGAGAAGCAGGGTAACTACATGATTTTCATGAATCACTTAAATAAATCTGTAAAGGATAACATAAGTGATGATGCCAATACTCCTACTGAAAGAATTACTCAGTGGAATATTGAGAATGTTATAACACAGCCTGGTATTATTAGAGAGATTAGTAATGCTGTTATTGAAGATCTTAAATCAATAGATGTTCATATCGGAATTAGTGAACTGGTAATGCCAATATTTATTACAGTATATGAAGCTACTGTAAATTATGTTAGAATTAAGAGACAGGAATTAGGTGAATTCGAGTTTGAAATTAATTTCATTAGTTGCTTCCACATTGGTTGTATGGAGACTGAGGATGGTTCTTCTATCTATATCAGACCAAATATTGAAGCTAAGTTATTAATGAAAGATGACCAAGCAGCAACATCTATTCATGAGTAATTGATTAGGTGGATTGAAGATTTGAAATATAATCTTCAATCCATTATAAGTAATACAATATATTTTTTTGAAAGGGTGATGATATGAGGTCAAATTTATGTCATTATGTGAATAAATGGGAGAAAGAACTGAATATTCCGCTATTGGAGAAATCAGCAGATAAACCATTAGTGGAATATGTAAAGGAAGCATTTAAATCTCTTGAAATATTAAAACCAATAAAAATAACTGGGTTTGATTATACTGAGAAAGAGTCTGAAATAGACATAAATAATTATGTGTTCCGTAGAGACAAAAAGAAGAAAAAGAAAGAAAGATATGGTATTAAAGCTATAGGTGATGATAGAGTAGGAAGATTAACAGTACATATTGAATTAGCTCTTCCTGATACTAATCCATCTACAAAGGCTCATGAATATAAAATACATAATATATCTAAATCTATTCTAATACCATTACAGGATGAAAATGGTTATTATGTAATTAAAGGAAAGAAATATTATATTATATATCAAATGGTTGAAAAGTCTATTTACAATGTAGGTAATAGAATATCTCTAAAGAGTCTAATGCCTGTTGATGTAAGAAGAATACCAAAAGTAGTACAAGATATAGATGGAGTAGAATATAAATTACCATTATATACTGTAGTAGTAGTTAATAGAACTATTCCAGCTATGTTATTCTATATGAGTAAAGGAATTAAATATGCATTAGATTATTTAAATCTTGATGGTATTATTGAATTCATTGATAAGATAGAAACTAAAGATGATAGTAAAATATATTTCCAGTTATCTAATTCTTGTTATATGCAAGTAGATAGAGAAATATTTGATAAATACACTTTTGTCAAATCTGTAGTTATGGGAATAATTCATATTAGTTCCAATAGAGTTAATCTTACTAATCTAAATGATAAAGCATATTGGATTAAGAAATTAGCAAATCCTGCTAATTATGAAAAAGGATTAACTGTATTAAAATATTTTGATAGATTGGTAGATGTTACAACTTCTAATATATTAAAGATACCAGAATATTATAAAGGTGGTTCTTACAGTGTTGTAAAATGGGTAATGCAACATTTCAATGAATTACGATTAAAAGATAATAATGATATCAATAATAAGAGATTAAGATGTAACGAAACTATATCAGCGTTATTAACTACTAAATTTAGTGAAAGATTAAAGAGAGTTATTTCATTAGGAGAAAAAGCTAATGCAGATAATTATCTTGAGATATTTAGATTCCCTGGAGATATACTAATACAACAAATGCAATCATCTGGTATTTTAAGATATGATGATGAAGTTAATGATATGAGTATTTGGTCTAAGTTGAAAGAAACGACTAAAGGACCTCATGCTATGGGAGAAAAGAATAGTAATGGAGTTGGTATTAAAGTAAGAGATATTCATCCATCTATGCTTGGTAATATTGATATTATTGTATGTGGTAATTCAGACCCAGGTACATCAAGAACTCTATCACCATTTGCAAAGATACAAGGATTACATTTTGATGCATCTATAGAACCATCTGATTTTTATTATAAGATTTCTAAAGAAGTCAATGATAAATGTAAAAGGAATGGTGATATATCTGTAATGGTTGAATTTGATAATCCTACGGATTTCTATAAGTATATTAGTGAATTAGAAAAATTCAATAATGAAAATATTTCTATTAGTGGAACTTCAAGAGAAGGACATTATGATGTGGTTTTGGGAAGAACTATTGATATGGATGATTCATCTAAACCACAAACAATTAATCTTGCTAAAAAGAAATATAATGAAAATGGTGAAGTAGAAGAGGAGACAAAAGATGGCGAATAATATTTTATTAAAGGCATTAAGAGAAAATGAATCTGCTAAAGGGAAAAAGAAAGATGATTTCTTTGATGCAAATGCGTCAACTATTTCATATAGCACAGGATTTCCTGTGCTTGATTATTATTTAGGATATAAAGTTAATGTATACGATGATGATGGTAAATATTTATATTCATATCCTAGCGTAGGAATTACAGCTGGTTCATATGTTTTATTTATAGGTAAGCCGTCAACATCTAAGACAGCAACTGCAATAAAGATTGCTTCTAATATAGTAAGAAAATTTGAGAATGGATTAGTAATTCATTTTGATTTAGAGCAAGCTTTAAATTATTCAAGAATACAAGCTTTGACTAGAATACCTATGAATGAACTAGAGTCTAAGTATGTATTAAGACAAGAAGATTGTACTCTTGAGAATATGAAATCTACTATCATGAGATTATATCAAGAGAAAGTAGAAAATCCAGATCAGTATATGTATAATACAGGATTAAAGAATGAATTTGGAGAAGAAATTCAAGCTTTTGTTCCTACTGTTATCATACTAGATTCAATAGCTACTATTACAATGAGTATAGATGGTAGTGAAGCTAAGAAACTTGAAAAGCTAGAAGAAATATCAACTCAGACAGATAGAATGAGATTAACTGGAGAGATTGGTAGATTCTTTAATGAAATTTTACCTTATTTAAGAAAAGCTAATATTACACTAATAGCAATAAATCAAATTAAAACTAACCCACAGATGGGTATAGTAAAGAGTCCCGCTGAGATTTTAGGATTGAAGCAGGACGAGACCCTTAAAATATCGGAGGGGTCTATAAACCTCTTTAACTGCTGGGAACCCTTTAGAACTCTAAGTACCAAAGTGTAACAATCTTAGAGATTAGACAATCAGCAGCCAAGACTCTATTTATAGAGTAAGGTTCAACGACTATCGAAAGCATAGTATAAGAGAAATACTTATATGAAGAAGTGAGTAGAGTACACTAATATTATTAGTGGAAACGGGAGGCTATTATTAATTGGTAAAAGATTAGTAATAGAAGATATAGTCTGGCTACACAGAGATGTGATAGATTTTACTACTGTCCGGGTGGTAATACACCAAAATTCTTAGCTCATATATTATTAAAGTTTGTTGCCGTTGGTGGAGAAAAATATAGTGAAGAAGATGAAGGATTTACAGGTTTTAAAGTAAGAGTAGAAATAATTAAATCAAGAGTATCTGCTGCATTGAAGAATGTAGA